AAGAAGGTAAGATTAGTAAGTTAATGGATTTGAGTACAGATCATATTAAAGCTATCATTGATACACAATTGCATTTACCTGAATTTATCTTGGATGTGTTCAAAAATGAGTTAGAATACAGGCTTAATACAAAGGAGTAAATGTGAAAGTCTACAAACAGGATGATTTTGAATTAAAGACCGAAAGGTACGAGAATTTAATCAAGGAACTTTATGATCTAAAAGCTAAATACTTAGCACATACAGGAATTATTCCAGATACTGTAGAATTAACACCTTATGATTTCAAGATCATCAGGGATTATTTTATGATTATTGAACCCAATAGGACTACTCCAATTGAGCAATGCAGGACTTTAGTTGGTTTGAATATTCGATACAGTGCTAACCATTTTATTGGCTAAATAAGGAGTAAACATGTTAACAGTTCAAGATTGGATTGACCAAGGATACAATAAATTCAATAGTACCTTCAAGGAATACGCTGACTTCGGATTGCAGAAGCTACTAAAAGACGAAGTAGGAAAGAAATACTACATCACCGTTTGGGTTTACGAGAATTCAAAGAAAAGCTATTTCAGAGAAGGTATGAAAGCAGTATCATTTGCACCTGATGTACAATTCAGAATCTATAAAGATGATAATGAAGAGCTACCTACAGTGAACATGCAGTTTATCTTGAATGATAATAGTACAATTCAGGAAATTGAAGAAATGATTGAAATGTACTGGATAGCAAGCGGAAAGCATTATTACGAAGTTTATTACAAGGATTAAGGAGAATAATTGAAAAAAGTAAATCAAACAGAAGGTGAACTATTATTCCATACTTCATGCATTGGGGAGGATTGCTCAAGTAGTGATGCAATGGCAGTTTATAAGAAAGAAGATACAGATGGTTCTTATAAACTAGATGCATTCTGTTTTAGTTGTCAGGGTTATTTTAATCAATCAGAATTAGAGGAAAACGGAGTATCTATGCAAGAACCAGCAGTGAAGAATCAAAAAGAGCAAGTAACTGATTTCAGTGATATTCAATCTATTAAATTCCGAGGTTGGAAAGATCGCGGGATTACTCGATTTACTTCTGAAAAATACGGAGTACATACTGAACTTAATGAAGATAATGAAGTTACAAGTCGATATTATCCTGTAACTGTAGCAGGTAAGATTACTGGTTATAAGAAACGAACTGAACCTAAAGGATTCATAGGTATTGGGAATACTAAAGCTACTAGTGAACTATTTGGTCAGCATGTATTTGAATCAGGTCAGAAGTACTTAGTAATTACTACTGGTGAAGAGGACGCAATGGCATTTGCTGAAGCACTACGTAGTACCTCTAATGGCGTTGAATACTGGACACCTTGTGTTTCTGTCACATCTGGTGATGGTAGTATCATTAAGCAGTTTAAAGCTAACTATGAGTACATTAACTCATTTGGTAAGATTATCCTAGCATTTGATAATGACGCGCCCGGCCAAAAGTACCTAGAAGAAGCAGCCCGTTTACTTTCACCAGGAAAAGTATTTATTGCTAAGTTTCCTCGTGATGTTAAAGATGCTTGCGACATGATGAAGGCAGGAAAAGCACAAGAGCTAAAGCAAGTATTCTGGAAAGCTGAACCATTCAGTCGTGTAGATGTATTGCACTTATCTCAAATGTGGGATGATTTTGAGAACGAGGATTCAAACGTAAAGATTCCATTTCCGGCTGCTTGGAGTCACTTGAATGAAATGATGAATGGCGGAATGGAGAAGGGTGAAATTACAGTTATTGGTGCTTTGACATCAATTGGTAAAAGTACTATTCTTTCTAACCTTGTGTATCACTTAATCGAGAACACTAAGTTCAAAGTAGGTGCAATGTATCTAGAAGGAACAAAGCGAGAAGTTGTACGTGACTTACTATCATTGGATGCTGGAGTTAATCTGCGAACCAAAGCAAGGGATACAGTTGATATTGATGCTTTGAAGAAGCGATTTTTTGATGGTTTAGCTAAACGTAACAAGTTTGTTTATGTTGATCACCAAGGAAGTATTAGCACTACTGAAATCTTTGATAAGTTGAACTACTTAGCTAAAGCTGAAGGTTGTGAAGTCATTGTAATTGATCCCATCCAAGCAGGTGTAAATAGCAGTGACAACTCAGCCATGATTGATTTCATGGATACCTTGTTGAAGTTCGCTAAGGAGACTGATACTTGTATCGTTGCTGTGTCGCACATGAGGAAGCCATCAGAAGAAAACCCTCATGCTGTTTCTGAGTATAATTTAATGGGCTCCAGCAGCATTAACCAGATTGCATTCAATACAATTCTACTGAGTCGTGCTAAGATGGATGATTGCCCTATTAAGAAATCCAGCACTAAACTTCAGCTAGTGAAATGCCGAAGGACTGGAAACACAGGTGAAGCAGGGTGGTTGAAATATGATAACGAAACAACTCATTTGTTAAGTACATCTAATCCGTATGCAGAGACTACAATTGCTACAGATGATGAAGTAAAAGCAATGCAGCAACCAAGAAACGTACAGATTGATTTTTGATCATGGCCCACTTCGGTGGGCTTTTCTTATGATAGAATAACTTCTTTATAAAGGAGAAATATGGGTAAGTACAAAGATTTCATCTATGACTTGGAGACATTTCCAAATGTATTTACATTTTCAGCAGTCTATATGACAGGTAGAAAACAAGTTGCTTTTGAGATTTCTGATCGTAAGAACCAGATAGAAGAACTACTGGAATTCTTACGTAATGTAAAGCGCACAGAGTGTAGATTAGTTGGTTTTAATAATATTGGATTTGATTATCCAGTCCTGCACTTTATCCTCAGTAAAGCTAAAGACGCATTCAAAAGAAATAAACCAATCAAGGTAACAGCTAATCAAATTTATAATGAAGCTATGCGGCTAATCAACAAGATGGGTGATGATCGTTTTGGTTCTAAGATTAAGGACTCAGAAGTAATCCTTCCACAAGTTGATTTATTTTTGATTCATCACTTTGATAATCGAGCACGTAGTACCAGTTTAAAAATGTTAGAGTACAATATGAGGTCTGATAATATTCAGGACTTACCTTTTCCAGTTGGTACTGAGCTTAACTCAGATCAGATTGATGTTCTTCTTAAATACAACATGCACGATGTCACTGAAACATTGAAGTTCTATAATTTCTCAAAAGAAGCACTTATTCTGCGCGAAGAACTTAGTGTTGAATTCGGATTTGATTGCACAAATTACAACGATGGTAAAATTGGTAAACAGTTGTTTATTACCAGTTTAGAAAAAGAGAAACCCGGAAGTTGTTATATTCAGACAGAACGGGGTCGCAAAATGAATCAGACTAAAAGGTCTTTTATTCATTTAAAAGATTGCTTAGTACCTTACATAAAATTTGAAAGAGTTGAATTTAAAACACTTTATGAGTGGTTTAAAACTAGGACTATTACTGAGACTAAAGGTGTATTTTCCGATATTGATGAAGGGGAATTAGGTGATTTGTCAAATTACTCCGAGCTTATTATTAAAAAGAAGAAATTTAAAAATAAACCAAACGATTTTGACATTAGTGAAATGCTTAAACAACACCCTAAAGGTTGGGTTGAAGAAAACCAACTAAAAGCTACAGAGTATGCGTTTAATGAAGATGGTACTCACACAATGTATCAACCTTTGGACGAGTTTGGTAATACCGAAGGTAACCCTAAAAAACTACGGGTCAATAAAAAGTCCTTTATGTTTTGTTGGAAAGAAATGGAAGGATTGAATGTAGTTGTAGATGGGGTTCGATATGATTATGGACAAGGTGGTATTCATGCTGCTGTCAAAGGTGTTCATAGGAGTAATGAAGATTATGTAATTCTCACATACGATGTTGCTAGTTTTTATCCCAATCTATCAATTAAGAATAATATTTCACCAGCACATTTAGGTTCAACTTTCTGCAAAGTTTATTCACATCTATACGATATGCGTAAATCTACACCTAAAGGTAGTGCAATGAATGCTGCGCTAAAGCTTAGTTTAAATTCAAGCTACGGTGATAGTGGTAATGAGTACAGCCCTTTATATGACCCTCAGTACACAATGTCAATTACTTGTTCTGGTCAGATGTTACTTTCAATGTTGATTGAATCAATCATTGAGTGTACTGATTCAAAATTACTCATGGCAAATACAGATGGTTTTGAAATAATGACAAATCGTAAACATGTTGAATTAGTTAAATCAAAAGTAGAAGAATGGGAAAACTTGACATCTCTAACAATGGAAGGTGATATTTATGATACAATGTTTATAAATAACGTCAATAATTATATTTCTGTAACAAATAAAGGTAAAGTAAAATTAAAAGGTATGTATGAGTACAATGATTTTACTAAACACGGTTGGCACAAAAACCATTCAAGTATGGTGATAGCTAAAGCGGTTGAGTCTTACTTTATTCATAGCGTAGATTGCGAAGAATTTATTCGTTTGCATCAAGATAAGTATGATTTTTTGTTGCGTACTAAAGTACCAAGATCATCTAACCTTGTACTTGTAGTTAATGACACCGATATTATGCAGCAGAATATTTGCAGATACTATCCAAGCAAGGATGGGGGTAAGTTAGTTAAACTAATGCCACCCTTAGAAGATGGTGGTAGTATTCGTAGAGTGGGTATTGACACAGATTATGATGTTAAGATTTGTAATAACATTAACGACTTCAGTTGGGGCGATGTGGACTATGACTATTACGTCAATGAAGCACAGAAGCTAATAAACGGTGTTGTTATTTGATTAACCCTTGATCAATTAGTGTATCTCTAAAAGTTATAGCATTTAGAAGTGCTGTTTCTTTAGAGATGCCTGAACGACTTCCAAATGAGAATTGTTTTTCCAATTGAGAACCATTTTCACTCCACAGAACCCTAAAACTTGTACTTCTTAAACTTATAGCTCTTTCACCGGTATTTGTGGGCTTTACAACCTTCCAGTCTATGTTTTTAGCATTTTCATTGATTGTTGTTAATCTAAGATTATTTATGTTATTATTTGATTTGTGCCTATCTAAATGATCTATAACTAAATTTGAGTCTAAATTTTTACCAGAGTGTAAGCAGTATATGATCCTGTGTGTCTTATATAACTTGTCAATAATGTATATTTGACCATATCCATCTGAATCAAAACTACCGGCAACATCTCCAGCTTTATAAGCATTGTTAGCCCTTGGTATTTTATATCTTAAAAAGGTTGGACTTGTTTCATCATAAATTACAATTTCATTCATTATTTTAAAGTCTATGATTTTTACTCTTGATCTGGTTATACTTGAATTTGCTTTAGGTAAGAATTCAATAATTAGTTCATGTTCGAAATCTAATGCTTGATTTTCATCATTGAATTCTTTTATTTTCATGGAGTAATATTCTCTATTTCCTTTAACCTCATGCCAAGATTTTGATCTCTTTTTGTGTTTCAATCGAGTACCAGAACCTTTACCTATATAGAAAATTTCGTTTGTATCAGTAAAGCAGTGGCAATATACGTAGTATTTGTTTATTTTCATTATGACTTTCTTGTGTAAAGTCTAATTTTACCATAAGTTAAAGTATAATGCAAGTGAATAATAAGAGCGTAGACTTAGTATTGATTCTGATTGGAATGTTAAGACCTGTAACAATATCAATGATTTTAAATGGGATGTAAATTATGATTACTACATCAAAGAAGCAAATAAGCTAGTACAATCAGCTAAAGGAACCCAACAATGAACTTCCCATTCCTATCAGATGAAACCTTCACTACCCTTGTCCTTGAAGCTCAGTATTTATCCGAAGCTATCAATCGAAAGGGTACTGGAATTTTATCCTTGCCTGATTTCGCAAGGAATGTGATTTTGTTGTATAATCAACTTCAGATTGAAAATGAACTTAAAGGAAACCAAGAATGAACCAAACCGTAGAGTACTTATTCAAACCCAACCTGCACTGGAACTACATCAAAGAGAGCACCTATCTTGAGTTACTGACTCATTACTTAGGTAGTGATAGACTAAAGATTATTTCTAAATAAAAATAAAGGTAAATATGACTAACTTGAACGAATGGTTCGCTAGTACAATTAAAGAATCACCTGTGCGTAAGGCACTCATCTGCAATGACGGTACTTCACTTTCAGTGCAAGTTAGTAATTTTCATTATTGCTCACCTAGGATTAATAATTCACCTTTTTATGCAACCGTAGAGGTATGGCAAGTTACTTCAGAAGTACCCAATTCTTGGTTGGAATACGGTGATCCAGAGGATAATCCTTTTGCTTATATTCCAAGGACACTTGTTGAAGAATTCATTGATAGTCACGGAGGAATTAAATGCAACAAGTAATCATGCAGAAACCAATAGTGCACTTCAAACTATCTGAGGGGTGTTATATACCAAGGGATTATTCTTATGCTTTAGTTTACCCTATTGACCACCCAGACAGTACTAACGTAAGTAACCGTAAACAAATAATTACTTCAAAAGTACTGTCAGTGACATATGAGAATCACCAAGTAATAAAATTTGAGACTAAAAATACGATTTATATTATTGATAGAACTAAGTAAGGAGAGTATTATGAAAACAATGAAAGTTATTTGGATTAGTTGTTCTGATTGCGCAATAGTTAACATGCACCAACCATGTGAAGCATGTACTAATTATATTACTCAACAAAGAGGTTAAAATGCCACGATTAATCATTAACAATAATTCACTTTGCAATGACCAACAAGCACTTGAAGTTGTACTAGCAGTAATCAAAGAAGGTAAAATTAGTAATTCAGGTAAAGATTATTGTTGCTGCACTACATTTAAGAACCCTTCGGTTACTGCTTTTAGCAAGCGATTGAAGGATGGTTTTAGCTTTACGTTAGTACCGTACAAAGGTAATTTATTTAAAGAATAATATGAAAAATATCCTCATTGGTTCTCGCGCATTGGATTATTGGCTAGATGTAGGGATTGTTAAAGATAGTACTGATTGGGATATTATTAGTTTTAAACCAATAGACGGCGCTGAATTTCATGATAGATGGCTTTTGAATAACGATGATTTCGACCAATTTACTTCTGATTTGAACACTGTTGTTTTCAACGAAAGAACCATTCACGTAATGAACCTAGAAGGTCTTTCAATTATCAAGCGAAGTCACTTGTGGCGTACTGTTGGTTTTGCTAAACATATCACGCATTACCATAAATACTTAAAACCTTATGTGAATTTAAATAGTTCAATTCTAAAAGAACGAATCAAGATGATACAAGAAATGTACCCACAGCAAGGTCCGAACTTGAAGTTAAGTAAAGGTGAATTTTTCGATGATGCTGTAGTCAAGAAATTTGATCATGACTACTTGCATGAACTTTTCTCTAATGAAGATAAACCAATGTACACTAAGTTACAAAAAGATGATCATGAAGTCTTTTGTCATGAAGACTTGTGGAATAATCTAAGTCAAGAACAAAAGGTTCTTTGTGCCCAAGAAGAAGTAAACGTACTGGCTACCGAAAGGTTCCTTGTACCAAGTAATTTCAGTTATAATAAAAAGATGGCTTATTTAAAAGCACTAGAGAAAGTGTGTACTACAGTGACTAAGGGTTACTTCAGGGATTTTGCAATTGAGAACTACCCGGAGATTATTTCAGTGTACAATGCATATAAGATAATTAACGTAACTAACGTCTTGAAAGGACAGATAAATGATAATACAAATAATCTTAAAGAACAAGTAGCTGTTTTGCTAGCAGAGGCTGATTCAGAAATCCTACGAGATTTCTTTAACTCAGATGCACCAAGTGAAGGTTGGGAATACAATTCAGAAAGTACTAATGAGTTCCTTCAGAAAGAGAATGAGTTAGATATTAAACATGAATATGCAGATAGCTTCGGAGGTGAAGGGCAAGGTGAAATGTACTGGAGTGTTTATAAGTTCACTAAAGGAACTGAAGCAGTGTACGTTAAGTTCAATGGTTCGTATCAATCATACAACGGATCAGAATATGATAAATTCTTCTTCGTTGAACCAAAAGAAGTAACTCGAATTGAGTATGTTTAGATAAAAACTGTGCTACAATACACCTAAGAAACAAAGCGAGTATAGCTCAACTGGACAGAGCAATAATCTTCTACATTAAAGGCTAGAGGTTCAAATCCTCTTACTCGCACCAAATAAGACAGAACGGACACCGTGCGGTTGCAGGTACTGGACTCATAATCCAGCGGAGAAATCCCATCCTCGGTTCGAATCCGAGTCGTTCTACCAAATGCTACGGAGTCATTCTCCGTTAATCTCGGAAGCTGTAACAGTATCAGGATAAACGAGTTGAACCAATAGATCAAATGACTCATCATTCATGATAGAATACTTTGATAAATCCTGACCAAATAAATGGAAATGTTGTGCGCCATAAAGAACACACTTCTGCTTGACCTGAAAGTAACACGTAATGGACTAATCGTGTAGCATGGTTACATTGTCTTTAATGTTTATTAATCATCTTAAAGGAAATATATGTCAAACACACAAGACTTCACTAAAGTATCAGGTACTATCGTTTATTGCCAGATGAGCGAACCAGTTAAAGCATTCGTTAAACCCGGTGCTCCGAAGAAGCCAGATGAATGGAAGTGCTCGTTGGTACTTACCGATGAAGACTACGTAGATGAACTCGAAGCCTACGGTAAATCTCTCGATACTCTTTTGAGCATTAAGAAAGTTAAAACGTCAGAGTTTGAAGAGAAGTACAAATGCCCGGTTCCAGATGGGGCAGGAAAGAACGTGTGGATTTTTACGCTACGCAAATCAGTGGAACTTGGGAAAACAGGAAAGCCAGTTCCTCCGCAGTACCAGCCAAAAGTGTTTGAGAAAGTCAAGAATACAATGGTAGAGATCACTACAACTAAGCTACCGGGTAACGGATCGTACGGCACTCTCAGTATTGACAAGTTTGACCGTAGTGCTGGGGGCTCATCACTGTTCCTGAAGAATCTTCTGGTGACTGAACTGGTTGAGTACGTCAAGCAAGATTCAGACTACGAGGCTGGTTCTGAGTTCGGTGATGATAACGCATCAGACGGTAACGGTGGTACTACCAAAGTGCCAGCCTCTGCAAAGACAAAGGAAGCACCGAAGACTAAAGCGAAAGTTCAACCGCAAGATGATGACGAAGACACACTACCATTTTGATAGCAAGTAAATAAAAGTAGAATCCGGTTAACTCCGGGTTCTTTCTTGGATATAATCAGTAAACCAAACCTAGTAAAAATTGAAGGCTCACTCGCAGCACGGTACGTTAACGGCAAGTTCGACCAGATGGTTACTGTGGACTACAATGCTGGTATTACACGCGTCAGAGATGACATTGAGTACTTCAGGGTCAACGGGATTGATGCTGAGTACGAAAGCAAAGGAGAACAGGAATGAAGCGTAAATTCAATACCAAGGATTCAATGAACAGTGTTCTTTTGATTTTACTCGGCTCTAGAGCATTGGTACAGAAGTGGTGGAAGACAAGCAACCATGCATTCAAAGGTAAAACACCTATTTCAATGTGGAAGAGATCGACCACTGATCAGACGGAAGTTAAGTTGTATTTAATCAAAGCTGTTATGCAAGAAGGTAGCTGATGTTTATCGTAAAAGAAAAAATCTACGGTCTTGGTGGAGAAACTTGGGAGAATAGGATAGAATCCTTCAAAACAGAAGATGAAGCACAGAAGTTCGTAGACTTCAATTATACTTTTTATTACTACATTGAAGAGGAAGATGATTGATGAGTATTCTAATTGGATCACGAGCAATGAACTACTGGAATCCTTCTGTTCCAATTAAGATTGATACTGATTGGGATGTTGTCAGTTCCTTCCCGATTGAAGGCGCGGAATTCCACGATAGAGGTCTATTGAACAATGATGATTTATTCCAGTACTGCACTGACAATAAGGTTCAGTTCAATGGCAAAGAGCTACATGTGCTTTCGATGAAAGGACTAGCTCTGGTTAAACGTAGCCACTTACACCGTGACTTGAGCTTCGATAAACACATTACGTTATACTGGAAGTATCTTCAGCATCAGAGTACATTCTGGACTGAGGAAGATCGTGCTTTCTTGAAGCTCAGGACAGAGATGACACTTGAAAGATTTCCAAAGTTAAAGCCGAACCTGAATCAGTCAGTTGACTTGTTCTTTGATGATGCAGTGCAAAAGAAGTACAGCCACGATTATCTCCATGAGTTGTTTGCTTACGAAGATAAACCAATGTACACTAAGCTGCAAATAAATCCCGAGTTAGCAAAATGCGAGGTGAATCTATGGAATAATCTCAGTTATAGGCAGAAGGTAAAGTGCGTAGCTGAAGAAACACAAGTTATAGCAACTGAGCGTTTTCTAGTTCCTAAAGACTGGGAGTATCCAGCTAAGGCTGCTTATATGAAAGCACTACAGAAGGTTTGCACTACACTAACCTCTGGTTGGTTCAGGGATTTTGCTCTGGACAATTACCCAAGTGTAGTTGAGTTATTCAGTAAAGATAAATTCAACGAGGTGAGAAGTAAGTTAGAAAATCAGGTAGAATAGAGTTTTAATCAATAGAAAGGTAAATATGAATACAGCAGCAGCAGTAAAAATTCCAAGTTCTTTGAAAGATAAAGTCCAAGTTCTATTGGATACAGCAGGATCAGATGTTCTCGGTAGTTTCTTCCAGTCCGATACCCCAGAGATTAACAAGTGGACTGACGAGGGAAGTGAAACAGAAGTATTCGTTAATACAGCCGAAGGTCTTAACATTAATTACGAACACGTTGATAATCACGGTGGTGAGGGTGAAGGTGATGATTATTGGTCAGTCTATAAGTTCACTCATGGAACAGATAGTGTGTACGTGAAGTTCAGTGGGAGTTATCAGTCTTATCATGGTTCGGACTACGATGAGTGGTTCTTTGTTGTACCAAAGGCAGTTGAAGTTACGCAGTTCTTTCGGGTGTAATAAAGATTGAACTTGTGTTGTATCTTGATTAAACCATGGTACAATGCAGGCTAAGCAAGAGCATATAAAGCCACTCTAGCTCAATGGGAGAGCAGGGAACTCATAATTCCTTGGTACTGTGATCGAAACACAGGAGTGGCACCAGATAGAATGGAAATGTTGTGCGCCATAAAAGAACACACTTCTGCTTGACCTGAAAGTAACACGTAATGGACTAATCGTGTAGCATGGTTACATTGTCTAATTGTTTATTAACCAATCCTATAAGGAAATATATGTCAAACACACAAGACTTCACTAAAGTATCAGGTACTATTGTATTCTGTCAAATGAGCGAACCAGTTAAAGCATTCGTTAAACCCGGCGCCCCCAAAAAACCAGACGAATGGAAGTGCAGCGTCGTAATCACGGATAAAACATACAAGAAAGAACTTGAAAAGTACGGTAAATCCTTGGATACACTACTGTCTATTAAGGAAGTAGACAGTGCAGATTTTGAAGAGAAGTACAAATGCCCACTTCCTGAAGGCGCTGGTGATGAAGTATGGGTATTCACTCTGCGGAAATCAACGGAACTTGGAAAAACAGGCCGTCCAGTACCATCGCAATATCAACCTAAAGTATTTGAGAAAATCAAGAATACAATGGTAGAGATCACTACGACAAAGCTAGTAGGTAATGGTTCATACGGTACGCTGAGTATTGATAAATTCGACCGCACTGCTGGAGGCTCTTCGTTGTTCCTGAAGAATCTGCT